CCTGAGCCGCCACCGCCTCCGCCTTGTGCTTGAACTTTGATATACCTTACTCCACTTGGTCTACTCCAAGTGCCGTTACCTGTCCAAACCTGTATACTTGCAACACCGTGATTGTCATTTGATAATGCGCCGCCATCACTTCTAACTATTCGATATGCTCCGCTTGTACTTGTTAGTCCAAGTCCACCTGCAGATACCGCTACTGAACCAGTAACTTTTGGACCTCCTAGATCAACTGAACTAGGTGCCAGTTTTGCAGCCGTTACTGCACCAGTTTCAACTTTCGCTGCGGTTACAGTTGTGTTTGCAATATCAGCATCAGTAATTGTACCGTCAACAATTGCCTGATTAGTTATTTTCTTTAGTGTTTGATAATCAAATGCCATTTATTTTCACCCTAGATGTTTTCTATCAGCCATCCCTCTGTTGCAGTTGAAAATACAAGTTTAAATGCAGCACCTTCTGTGGTAACTGTCATTGTATCGTTTGTTCTCATAATAGGATTACCATTGTTAGCAATAGTTAAAGTGTTGCTATCAAAAGTTCCTTTAAGATCAAAAATCTGTATTGTATCACCTGACAATGGAGATGCTGGTAATGTTAGCGTAATCGGTCCGCTACTTGTATCAACCCAATATGCTGTACCTGCCTGTCCTGCTGTTGACGATGTAATCGCCACTCTGTTTAATCCTCCAACCGGTAGCCAAGCAGCACCATTATAGTATTCTAGACTGTTTGTGTCTATATTATAATATTGCACACCTGTGTTAACTGTTGTGGGACGCTCAGCAGTAGTACCCATAAGCATTCTTGGTTGTACTTCAATACCGTTTGTTACTACTCTTCCCATTTTATGTCTCCTATGCAGTTAGTGTTTCAATACCGTAGCATACGGCAGAAACGTTGATCGAATTCGATCTTACTACAATCTTTTTTCCTGCGTCTACGACAATACCTGTTCTTTCAAGTACACCGTTTGCAGATATTAAAGAATCATATTCAATAAAGTCTGCGTCTGCAGGTGTATCTGTTGTTCCGACAGATAATCTTACTTCTACAGCCGATCCGCCTCTGTTACATACAGATACTGTTACTACAGCAAATGTATCAGCAGGGACGGTGTATAGAGTGGTATTAGTGGCTGCTGCTAAATTACCTGACCCTAATATTCCTGTTGCCATTTTATATACTCTCCATTATTAGTTTAAGAAATAACTCCACGCTAGTGGATAACCATTTACAGAACCCTTAAAGTTCATATTTGCATTAATACTTATCTGTGCTCCTGTAGTTGTGGTTATTTGTGTACCAGCAATGTAAATAAATCCTGCTGTAACACTGTTAACGTTCAACGATGCACCACCGCCACCAATTTGTGAACTGATGTAAGCCTTAATAGCTCTTTGTGTTGGTACAACACTGTCGCTGTCCGCTGTAAAGAATGGATCTGTACTAAATTCTTCAATACTTGCGGATCCTCCACCTAGTGTAACTTCACCAAGTGTAAGTTCTTGTAGTCCTGCAATATTAAACGCATCAGCATTCAATGTTGCAACACCAGTACTCTGTTCAACAGCAAACAATCCGCCAACTCTAAAGTTACCGTCTTGGTCTGTTGATGTATAGAACACTCTACCACCATTTTCTTCTTTGGTTTCGTTAGCAGGAATTGGATCCTGTAACGGTAGTCCTGGATAGTTAGTTTCAGTAAAGTTACCTGTACCAATATCTAGGAAGTCGTGTCCTGTTAATCGTACTTGTGAGTACTTGATTCTTGTTGTAATGCTTGTTCCATCTGCTGGTATATCTATCAGTTTCATTTCTGGTGATACCTGGAAGAAACAAGTGTAACTACCTGCATTAGATCCTAGTAATGTAAAGATATTAACTAGTTTAAATGTTTGATCTGGTAAATGTCCAAACACAACGTTAGAACCTGCAACTGGTAAATCAGTTAATCTTCTTACAGCAATAAACGCTGTTCCGCCTTGTAAGAAGTCTGCATAACCATCGCCTGTACCATTAATTAAGTCAGCACTTGCAGAAACATAACCTGTTCCTCTGCTTGTAAATGTTGGATTAGCAAGTACACCATAGCCCATTCTTACACGGAATGGAACTGCATAAATCTCACTTGGATCAGTGATTGTCATTGTAGGTGCGCTTGTGTATCCGCTGCCTGGTTCTGTAATTGTAACCTTAAAGATCTTGTTTTCTGCAACATATGCTCTACCTTTAGCAGTAGCACCTGCATAAACTTGTACGTGTAGATCAGTGCCTGCGTCTCCGCCAATTACACTGTATACACCTCTTCTTTCTTTGGTTAAACCAAACGCAATTGCTTTTGCACCTGAACTTTCAGTGATTTCACCGTTACCGTATCCTGACCAAGTCCAAGTAATACCATCTGGTGAATGTGCCACATAATCAAATCCATTTACCGCAGCGTTGTATGCTGTTGCCATAAACAGACCTTCGTTGTATGTAAGTTTTTGCAATCCTGAAGGTGTTGTTGAGTCTGGTGATCCAACTGACATTGAACCCCAAGTTAAACCATCTAGTGAATATGCTCCACTGTCACTGTCTGTTGCAATTGCTACAAATCTACCGTTACCCCATTTAACTGAGTTCCAAGCAGAACTTGCTGGCAATGTAACATCAGTCCAAGTTTCGCCATCTACTGAGTAAGATGCTTCAGTTGATCCTGATTTAACTGCAACCAGTCTTCCTTTACCTGCTGCAATTGAATTCCATCCAGTGTTGTTAAGTGTTCCTGTGATATCCCACACAACACCATCTAGTGAAATAGCAACTGTTGTGCTATCACTTGCAATTGCTACAAATCTACCATTTAGGTAAGCAACATCACTCCAAGCAGCACTTGTTGGTAATGCACTTGACACCCAAGTTACACCATCGTTTGAATACGCTGCTGCTGTACCGCCTGATGCAATTGCTACAAATCTACTTTGTAGTGCAATGGTTGATCCGTCATCTATTAATCCGTGTGCAAAAGCAGTCCAATTAGATGCACTTGGTAATGTACTTGCTGCCCAAGTTGTACCATCTAAACTGTATGCACCGTTAGTTGCGCCGTCTCTTGCTGCAACAAACACACCTGGTTGACCTGTACCTTCTTGATCATAATCAAGTACTTCGCCAGTTGCTGTATTAATCGCTGTTACTACCATTGTAAGATCGTGTGTGCCATCTGTACCACCTAATGCGCTACCTAACACAGTTAAATCGTCTAGTCTAGTATATCCAGTACCACCGCTTATAACTGAAGTTGAGTATTTCCAACCGTTGCGTGTTACTTGGATGCTTAGTCCTGATCCAGTACCGCCTGTTGGAGATACAATGTACACACCTGTAGTAAATCCATATGCTTGTGCAGACCAATCACCTGCTGTAGGCATACCGCCTGCTGTAACAACACTGCTGTAACTTGGAGCACTAAACTGTACTCTTGGTTGTACAACATAAGTTGAAGAAGCATCTGGAGATGAAATTGTAGTTCCTGGAACTACGTGATCCCATCCTGGTGTTCCTGTACTCTCTCTTTCAACACTAGCAATCTTAGTACCTGCATTGTATGATGTAATTATACCATACTGTCCGGCACCTGTTCCACCATCTACATAAACTACCATTCCTACATACGCTGAACTAATTTCTGCGTCAGTAGCAGCAAGTGTTATGCTTGTTGAAGTACCGCCCTGTGCTGTGTTTGCATTCGATACATAACCAAAACCACCAAAATTACCTAGTGCTTCTGGAGCATCTGCAGAGTCATCTACATTATCTTCTAAGAAAACATTGTGTACAGCATTGTTTCTAAATTCATCAGCAACTGCTGTAGCGCCTGTACCAGCACCCGAAACTAATATATCTGTTTTAGTATATTCGTTACCTGCGTTTTCAAATTCAAAGTTGTAAACTTCTTGAGCACCGTCTGTATTAACTTCACTTATAGTTGCTTCAAATTGGAATCTGTTATCAACAATAGCAGTATCTGGTATTTCTGTTGCATCAAAACCTTCTGCAACTGAACCAAAGTCACCGTATGAGTTGTTACCGTTAGTTCCTCTAATTCTACCACCGTCTGTTGACAAGTAACCAATGTGTGAGTAGTAAGTAAACACAGATACAAGTTCTGCTCTACCATTGTTTGCTACCCAAGCACCAATACCATCACTTATAACCTGTGTAAAGTCGTTGGATACAATTGAATCATTACCACCATTGTGTAATGCTCCATCAATCTTTTGACCAATACCACCGTTACCAAAAGTAGTTACGTTTTGTACGTATGGTGAACGTTCAATAATCCAAGTTCTGTAATCCTCTGGACCCCAACCTGGATCAAGTGATACATAAGCACCACCTGAAACTCTCGAAGTTCCATATTCGTTTGGAGCAAGTAAGTCACCGTCCATACCAGCAAGTGTTTGATTTCTAATACCAGTACCGTTACGTACATAGTACATATCTTCTTCGTGTGATCCTACTACTGCATTACCGTAGTATCTTGCTGCATAAAGAACTTTATAGTTTCCTTTAAATTTAATATCGTGTTTGATTGCATCAATAACACTGTTTACATCTCTTAAACATAGTGCAGAGTTGTATGCTAGATGCACAGTCATTGATCCTGTATCATCATCTAGTGGCATAGCGCCTGATGCATTTCTAGTTTTAGCAATCTGTACTTCTGTAGAACTTAATACATCATAAACATAGTATGTTGTTCCTGCAATAATACCGTCTCCGCCTACAGTAAGTGGTGGACTTAGTACAGTACCATCAAATTTAATTGCCATACCACGCTTCATCCAACTAGTATCGCCAACTGTAATAGCATCTGTTGTTGCGGTTGTTGCCGATGCTGTTGTGTAGTATGTTGTATTAATATATGCATCTGCTTCAGCAACAATAAATGCTCTATTTCTTTCAAGTTGTAATCTTGCATAGTCAGCATTTCTTATATCTGTTGCACATCTGCTTCCTTCAGTTGAACCACTGTAGATAATTGTGTCAATTGTATGGAACAATGCATTAATTCTAGACGCTGCTGTAGCATCACTGTTTAGATATGTTGCAGTATCGTCAGCAATTAAAGTTCTAACATAATCATATGCTGCTCTTGTTGCTGCTTTTTGTCCTAGATCATAAACATCACTAGCAGTTGATCTTAGATATGCATAAGCATTTTTAATTGTTTGATAGTTACTGTCAAACATAAAGTCATACATTGCACCTTCAAGCAACAATCTCATATCTCTCTTACATTTGTCTGCGTTGTAATCTAAGTTTGGATATTCATCTGCAAGGTAGTTTGACATTGCTGTAACTAGTGCTTCTTGTTGTGCATCTAGTGTTTCAGCCGCTGTAATTAATGCTGTTGTTGAAGTAACACCATTAGTAGCAGCAGGGTTGTAAACAACATCTGCAATAATACTTAATCCACTACCATCTGACAGTGGCATAGTTGTACCACCAAATGTCTGTGAAACTGTTAATGTGTTTGCTGCTGGAGTTGTAAGTACCCAGAAAGTAGTATCAGCAACAAAACCGTTACCGCTTGTTCTTGGTGTAAATTTATCTCCAACACTTAAACTGTGATTTGTTGACGTTGTAATAACATTACTTGCAATATCTGTTACAGTAACATTAGGTCTATCAGCAACATCTTCAATTGTTGCAATTATTACATCTAGTGCTGCTTCAACGTGTGATACCGCTGCTGCACTTCCAGCAGTATCTCTATACTGAGGAATAACACTGTTCAGCGGAGTAATTGTACCATTACCTGCAATAGCAGATAGTAACGATTTTAATTCACCGTATGCTGCAACTGTTGCTGCTTTTTCAGTGCTGTCGATTGCAAGTGATCCTGCAATGCCATCGTAGTATGCTTTAGCAGCATCAATGGTCATTTTCCAACCGCCGTATGTTAAATCATAAACTAATGCATCAACAATGTAACCTACATCTTGTTTACATTTTGTTCTCGAATATTTTACATTAGGAAAGTTAGCAGCAATCCATAAATTTAATTCTTCTTTCACAAAGTCTTTGTTTTCTATTAACAAATGACGTGCATTACCATAGCCTACTAGATATGAAGTGTTATATCCTGTTGGATCAGTATAATTAGCAAGTTCTAGAGTTCCTACACGGAAGTCTATGTTATGCATCATTGTGTCAATTAATTTAGAAATTTCAGTTTCTTCAACAGTGTCTGCAAAAGGAACTGCAATGTCTTGTGCTTCAGCGTTACCTGATGTTGGTGTTACTGAACTTCCTTTTACAATATTTCCAATAACTGATTTCAAATGTTCATAAGTTGCTAAACTATAACCTGTATCAGTTTTATGAGTTGTACCTGTTGACGGCCCTGCATTTACTGAACGAACTTCATCACCAATTACACAAGTATTTTCAGGAACAATAATAGGAAGTGTTTCTCTGTAACGTCCTGTTTTAATCTTAATTAAGTTATTAGGTGAATATCTTGCAGGAATTCTTGAATCATCTTGATCTTCAAGAGCATTAAGAACTATTGTTAACAAACTAGTAACGTGAGTATAAACACCTGCTTCTGCTGGTGCATCAGTATCTTTGTACTGTGCAATTACCGCTGTTGACAAGTCACCGTTAGTAACTTGATAGTTTGTGTCAGGATCTTGATTATTAACAATTTTTTCAATAAGTTGCCACATATAAGTGTATGCTGCAACAGAAACTGCTGATTCTGCACCTAATTGTGGATATGCTTCTGTTTCTGATTCACTTAATCCGCCAACAAAACTGTTAGCAGCACCACGTGTCTTAACGTTTCCACCGTGTCCTAAATCAAATATCAAAGCGTCTAGTACAAATCCTACATCTCTAAAACATCTGTCATCTTTGTAATCTAAATTATACCAAATACTTGATACATCCGGAGTAGTTACAGTGTTTAATTCAACATTGTAGTTAATATATTCTACAACTTCTCTTTGAATGAATGCTCTGTTCATTTCAAGAATGTGTTGTGCATTAGGATTTCTAGGTCCGTTTTCAACCTGCATACAAGCATATCTAATAGATTTAAATGGCTTGTCTATTGTTCCACCGTATACTGGATAAGGTTGATCTGAACCGTGCTCTGCAACATAGTACACATAGTCACTTTGTCCAAGTGATACCCATTCTGGATATTGTGCGCCTGCTGATAAAACTTGACCTTCTGTTCCTATCGGTAGTCTTGCAACACCTGAACCACCGTAGTAAACTAGGTCACCCGGTGTTGTTAATAGTGCTGTCTCAGAACCAGTAATAAGTTGGTTCCAATAAGCACCTACAGTATCTTGATCTGGTCTTGAATTTGCTGCGCCGCCGCCTTCTGCACCGATAGATGAACCATCGTCGCCTTCTGATCTGTGTCTTGCTACACAAACATAAGCGTTTGCACCAAACTTAACTGTGTCACCTATTTCATATTCTCTATCATCAGTCCACTCACCTTGCCAACTAAATCCTTCATTTAATCTGCCCCAGTAATTAGGTTCTGTAGGATGAGCAGTAACAGTACCAGTCATTGTACCAGTACCTGTATCCGGTGTAAATGTTGCACCAGCGTGTACTTCTGAAATTGTAAATGTAACTGCATCTTCTACTGTTTTAATAAAGTAGAAAGAACTATCACTTACATTACCAAAAGTTGTTCCGCTAAATTTAATTGCTTGTCCAACAACCATTCCAGTTGTATCGCTAGTAGTGAATACTGCTGTACCGCTGTTAGTCTCTGTAATTGTAAAGTCGGTGCTTGGAGAATCTGCTGTTGCTACATAAGTGTAACCGTTGTTAGAAACTACCTGACCAACTTTATAAGATGTTGTGTGATCCCAAGCATTTTGGAAACTAAATCCTTCTGCAAATAATGCCCAATCAGCACCCGACGAAACAGGATTAGCATTAGTATTATTTGTTTTAGCAACGTATTGGTTACCACCATATTTTACAACATCACCAATTTTGTAACTTGCACTGTCATTCCAGTCATTTGCAAATTCAAAACCTTCAACAAATGTTGACCAGTTTGCACTGTCTGCTGTGAAGTCTGAAACATCTGCTGTGTGTGCACCTGTACAAATATAAAGATTTGCACCGTACTTGATAATATCATTTACTTTGTATCTTGTTGATCCTACCCAAGCACCTTTGTATTCAACACCTTGGTTGAAGTAATCCCATTTTGCTTGATCGTCTTCTAAGCCAAGTGTATTAGTTGCAGCACTTGTATGACCTGTATTACAAACGTATGTTTGTCCACCGTATTTTACAAGATCATTTGCTTTGTATCTTGTTGATGCTACCCAAGCACCTTTCCAATCAAACCCTTCTGCATAGACAGACCATTTTGCGGAGTCTAGTTCAAGTCCGTCAGCAGCAGTAGCAGCAGATGTATGGGCAGTTGTAGCAATATATAAATTGCCACCGTATTTTACTACGTCATTTACAATGTATTGTGTGCCAGTCGACCAGTCTCCCTTCCAAGAAGTGCCGTCTGTCATTAGGTTCCATTTAGATGGAACTATGTCAAAGTCGACATAAAAATCTGAATTAGACGTGTGTCCTACGGAACATATGAATGTTTTACCTCCGTATCTAACAACGTCATCTTTATAGTATGTAGTAGAACCTGCCCAGTCCCCTTTCCATACAAATCTAATTCTACCAAGTTTAAATTCTGCCATTTAATTAACTCCGCGTTGTACTTATTTACCTTATTTTTATCTACTGTTGTTTTTATCAAAAGATCTATGGAACATTGCTTGTGCTAGTATAGAACCGCCTATTCCTGCTTCATCTCCTGAAATATTTACTGGTACAGGTATTGTAACTGGTAAACCTGCTGAGTTACCAATTTCACCTGGACCAACCTTAACTGTACCTGCAATAAAACTCGCTGTTAGTAGATCTGCACCACCAACATTTAATCTATTTTGCAAATACGCCTTAATTGCTCGCTGTGTAGGAATGATATTGTTAGAGTCTGCTGTAAACAATGGATCAGTTGAAAATTCTCTGATAATTGTTCCAGTACCACCAACTCTAATACCGCCTAATGCAAGTTCTGTTAATCCGTTAAGATCAAAGAAGTCTGCACTAATAGTAACAATACCTGTTGCCTGTTCAACAGCAAACAATTCACCCACTCTAAAGTTACCTGATTGGTCAGTGGATGTGTAGAACACTCTACCACCATTCTGCTCAATAACTTCGTTTTCAGGGTAACTTATGTAATTTCCTGCATATAGTTCAGGATAATTTGTTTCAATAAAGTTACCTGTACCTATGTCTAGGAAGTCGTGACCTGTAATACGACACTGTGAATATCTTAATCTAATTTCAACTGGTGTGTCGTGGAAGTTAGATGGGTCATCTTCAATTTTTAGTTCAGGTGTAACTCTAAACTTCAATGTAAATGTTCCATCATTTTCTTCACTTTCTTTTTCAACAAGCACAACAGTGTAAAGTTCTGGATTACCTTCAAGTCTTACCTGTGCGCCTGGACCAATTAGTGTATCAATATTACTAATTGTTAAGAATTTACCAACTGCAATAATATCAGCAAAACCATCACCAACTACACTTACTGTTGTTGTACTTGTTTTGTAAGCATTACCTCTGTTTACAAAACTTGGCTGTGCTAATACTCTGTCAGCCATTCTGTTTAAATCTAATTCAATATCACCTGTATTGTTAGGATCATCCATAGTATATGTTGGAGGAGCGTTATATCCGCTGCCAGGTTCCCACAATCTAATCTGTGAAATTCTACCACCTTCAACAATCGGTCTTCCTAATGCTCTAGCACCTGTATGGAAATATTTGTGAGTAAGTGTAACATCTCTACTTAAAAGAATCCAACGACCTTTTCTATTATCTCCGCCGTCATCTGTAGTTACATCCGGATTACCAAAACATACTGGTCCCCAATTTGATGCATCGTCAACATCTTTTTGTTCCCAAACTATTCCATCATATGATTGATAGATATAATCTACAGGCCCTGCTGTTGGATCATCTCCAGAAATGTCAACACCGCCAGTGTCCATAGTAGCAATAAACACACCGCCACCATATTTCATATCTCTCCAACTCATTCTAGTTGATCCGTCTGGCGTAGGCATTTCTGCAGGATACCAAGTTTCACCATCAAATGAATAACCTACATCACCAAATTCTGAAAGTGCTACAAATCTATTATTACCATATGCAACTTTAATCCAATCTTTCTGAGATGAATCACCGATCACATCCATAATATATGTGTTCCAGGTAAATGTTCCTGCGTCTTGATCGTATTCACCTACCGCTGCAAGGTTGTTACTCTGTGCAATTGCTACAAATCTTCCTCTACCGTATGCAACTGACTTCCATTGGTTAATAGTTGAGTCACCTGCTGCTGGAAAATCTGCTGCTGACCAGTTTAATCCGTCAGTTGAGTATGCGCCAAAGTTTCCTTCACTTGAAACAGCAACAAATACTCCGCCGCCTGCTGCAACACTTTCCCAACTTGAACTTTCTGGTAATGCTCTTAATCCCCAAACTTCACCATTGAAACTGTAAGCAACATTATTTGTACCTTTTTTAATAGTTACAAAAAGTGGTAAGTTAGATGAAGTGTATCCGTGTGTAATTGTAGCCCAATCACCACTGCTTGGAAGTTGTCCTGTTTCCCAATTAATTCCATCGTTTGAAATATTTGTAGTAGTTCCTATGTTACTTACTATAACATATTTTCCACTAGGTGCTGTTCCTGTATAATCAAATGTTACAATTTCATTAGTACTATCTTCTGATATACTTCTAACTGTGATTGTAATATCGTTGTCTGGAGAAACTCCACCAAATTCTTCACCGTTAATTTCAATTGTATCATTAACAGCGTATCCTGCTCCTCCACTTCTAAGTGTTACAGTATATGTTCTACCATTTTTTACAACATCAAATGTTGCTTCTGCTGGTAAAAGATCTACAGTTGTTCCTGTTCCAGGTGTTCCAGGAATACTAGTGTAAACTTGATATAATTCCCCGTAAGCAATATCGCCCCATTGTGTGCCAGCGTCAAGTGTCGTGTTGTTTACAGCAAATTCCGGAGCACTAAATGTAAGTCTTGGTTCAATTCTATATCTTGCATTTGTTGTAAGGCTTTCTTTGATAGGATATCCAGGTAGAATATGATTCCATCCTGCTTCACCGTTGTCTTCTCTAAATATCTGTGCAACTTTTGTTGTAGAATTGTATGCTCCAATTCTACCATACTGTCCTGTTCCATCACCCGATGTAATAATCAATCTCAACCCTAGCAAGTTTGCTTCTTCGTTATCATCGTTGGTAGCAAGTGTAATAGTTGTGCTGTCACCTTCTTGTGCTTGGTTACCTACAAGAGTATATCCACCACCACCTGCTGCTGCTGATCCTGCACCACTAACAATTCTTGCTTCAAACATAGAGTCATCTCTAAATTCTTCTTGAATAACTTGTGCATTAGTTCCCGAACCAACAATTGAGTATTCTGCGCTTGTATAATTTTGTCCGCAATTTGAAAATTCAAGTGCTAGAATTTCATCATTTACTTCGCCAGCAAATGCACTAGCCACTTGTGCTTGTTCTGTTCTTGTGTTAACTGTAGCAGTAATAGGTGTTTCAGTTGGATCGTTACCGTCTGCAACTGCACCAACAAAACCATATGAACAGTTACCATTTGCAGAACGTATTACACCGCCTGTTTCTGCTAGGTATCCAACCTGTGCGTAATACGTAAACACAGATACAAGTTCTGCTCTACCGTTATTAAGAACGTGGGCACCAATACCGTCTGAAATTACCTGAGTAAAGTCGTTGGATACAATTGATTTGTTACCACCATTGTGTAGTGCACCGTCAATCTTTTGACCTGTACAATTTTCACCAAATGTAGTTACGTTTTGTACGTAACAAGATCTATTTATGATCCAACAGCGTTCATCATCTGGTCCCCAACCTGGATCAAGTGATACATATGATGGTCCTGTTGGACGCTGATATAAATCAAATACGCCTGGAGGATTCAGTGTGCCTGTTAGATTTTTAACTGTTAAATTTCTAATACCAGACGAATCTCTTACGTAGAACATATCTTCTCTACGTGAACCGTTAACTTGGTTAGCATAGTATCTTGCTTCTAGAATTGATTTATAGTTTCCTGTAAATCTTAAATCATAATTAAATGCAATCACATATCTGTGTACATCTTCTCTATACAAGTCCATAGGAAGATCAATATCAGGATAGTTAGCAGCCATATATGCTAGAACTTCTGCTGCTAAGAATGATTGATTAGCAAGTATTGCTCTTGCTCCACCTATTCTTTGTTCATCTGTAGTTTCATCATTAGTTCCAAATACATCAACATCGTCTCCTGTTGATAGAACGTGGAAATTAATGTACTGTATCATAGATGCTACAAATCCATCTATTTGATCTGCTGTGTTTTCGTTTCCGTAGATTGCAACGTCTTCAAAAATTTCTTCACCTGGAGCAATTACGTTTCCGCCTTCGTCAGTTAGTGCAGGTGTAAACGTACCTGTTCCTACTCTATCAACTACATAAACTTGTTCTGCATCATTTCCTGCTGTAGGTGTTACTGCCTGGTTTAAAATAATTGTTCTACAAACTGTTTTCAAGTGGTTAAGTGCCGCAAATCTATATGTTGTATCGTTTTCTAACTGTGGATTTGCTTCATTAGGCACAACTGTAGTTGAACGCAGTTCATCACCAAGGATTGCAGTTTTATGAGGTACAATTAAAGGTAATACTTCAACATAGTGTCCTGTTGTAAGTGCAACAGTTGTATTTCCAGCGTAGCCGTCATCTGCAATTTCAAGAGCATATCTAATACTTTTAACAGGTTTAAATGGATCAATACCTGCATTTGGATTTTCTCTGTCGTCAACACCTTTGACAGGATCAACGTGAATATATCTTTGTGTGATACCAAATTGACTGTAATCAAGAACTCCGTTTTGCTGTACAGTTAACAAATTATCTTCTGTACCGATCGGAACATTAGTAGCGCCAAGCGTACTTGTATCACCTGCAAGTTCTCTGCTTAAACCATATGTTAATAAATCACCCGGGTCAACTAATCCAACATTATCTGCACCTTGTAAAAGTGTATCCCAGTATTCAAAACCTGATCCGTTATCACCTGGAAAGTTTTCTGCTGTAGCGGTATGACCAATATTTGCAGAATATGCTGTACCTTTGAAAGATATAACATCGCCAACTTGATATGTTCTACCATTGCGCCAAGACCCTTTCCAACTTAAACTTGGAACTAGTAATTCCCAGTTACTTGTGTCTAGGTATCCTAGTGTTGAACCATCATCTGCTGTATCAACTAGTGCAACATATGTATGTCCACCTCTTTGTACAACGTCACCTGTTTTGTAACTTAAACTGCTATCATATACTCCGCGTAATTTATAACCGTTTTGTATTTTTGCCCAAAAAACAGTAGGTCCTGTTTGATAAACACTATCGTTAGGATTAGCACCGTAACTATTTCTTTGTGCTCTGTATACATATCCACCGTGCTGAACAACATCACCTAGTCCATAGTAGGTAGTTGCGTCCCATACACCTTTAATTTTATGCCCTGGAATATAAGTTGTGAAATTTGCATCTGTAATAGAACTACTAGATACGTGTCCTAGTACACATCTTAATAAACTTCCGCCGTACTTAATAATATCGTTGGCTGCATATTTTGTATCTTGTGCCCACTCTCCTGCATAATGAATATTAACGTATGCAGTTTCCCATTTAAACTGATCTGCTTCTAGACCACTGTCAGCACTTGCATTTGACAGGTGTCCTTCGATACATCTATAAACAACACCGTTATATCTAATTTGGTCACCAATGCTGTATTGTGTATCTGTTTGCCAGTCACCTCGCCAATTTATTGCTTCATTGATTATTGTCCACTTGTCAATATCTGGATCAATTGTTGATTGAGAAGTATGCGAAGTTGTAACAATATAAATGTTACCGCCTGAAGTAACTGCTGTTCCTAAGAAATAATCTGTGCTAGGTTGCCACTCACCGGCATAGTAAATACCATCTGTATGTTTAATCCAAGCAGGTTGTGCAACATCATCTCCCGGAGGTGTGTATGTATAATCATCATTAAAGTTACTGGCTGTATGCTTTCTAATACAAATCCAAGAACTACCTGAATAGTATACAATATCATCTTTGATGTAATCTGTACCTGTGACCCATTGGCCTTTCCAAGTATATCTAATCCTGCTTATTCTAAACTCTGCCATAATCTAATCCTAACTTGAATTCCCTGACGGATAATCGTAATTTTGATTTATTCTTTGTACCAACATACCTTCATCATCAACATAGTAAAGCATACTTCTTTGATCCCATCTATATTGAGTGTAGTACATATTAGCATAGTTAACTTCTTTGTCTGCTGCAATGCCGTCAAAGAAATCTACACCTGGTTCAAAATCTTCAAATGTTTCTTCTGGTGGACCTGGCAAGTTTAAATCAATAGTATCTTTATCTACAATATTATCGACTCTTGCTAAAAATAATTCACCATCGTCGTTTCTACGAATTGCGTAGAAATATCTAGGACTATCTCCTAATGAATCGTCCGGTGATTGACCAAAATAATAAGGACTTGCCATAATTTATCTCCTATGATATCTCCACGTAACTGATTGTTGCATCAACACTGTCTTCGGTGTCAGATCTAACTCTAATTCCAGCAGTTGCCGGAAGAATTAATCTTTCACCTTGAGTAACTACTTTTGCACTAGCACTAGGTGGTATTGGTACCGATCGTACATAAAAACCCTGAGTGGAATTTTCATCAATTACAAAGACATCAACAACAACTGTGTCGAAGTCTGAAGTATTTGCAAGGTTACAACCTACCACAGTTGCTCTAACTCCTTCTGGAATTTGAATAATATCAACTGGTTCTGTTCCTACCCCTGTTACTACTGCGTTTTTAAATACTGTTGGCATACCGTTCTATCCTAACATTAATGCAAATGTTGCTGCAATATCATTTGCTGTAATTTCTGACACAGCACCTGAAGCACCTGCTGGTGAAGCCCAAGCAGTTCCGTCCCACACTTCCATACTCTTGGAATCTGTGTTGTATCTTAGCATACCTGTTACAGCATAAAAAGATGGACGCTGTGCGTTTGTTCCTCTCGGAGGAACAAATCCATTTGTTGTATCAATTCTAAAATATCCATTACCAGTTTGTTGTATCTGTGTAATGGCATTGTTTTCTACGTTTGTAATAACGTTGTCTACAATTCTAAAATTTCCTAAACGTACACCACCTGCTCCGCTACCATCGATATATAAATCTCTACCAGGCTGTGTACTAATTACATTATCTCTAAAAATAATGTCTCCAACATCTAGTGTTGGTACGTTTAAAGTTTCTGCAAATAGGTCATTTACATAAACTGTTTTCCATTGAAACGCTGAACTACCTAAATCATATGTGTTATCAGTTTCCGGAATTAAATCTGATTTAATACTTGCATTAAAAATAATTTCATCTGTTAATGCATCACCAATTGTAATGTTACCACCAATAGTAACATTTCCATCTGCATTGATGTTTCCGCTTACATATAAATCACCATCAATATTTGTGCTAGATAAAATTTCTAGTGTTCCAGCACCGTTTGGTCTTAATTCTAAATTAGAATTACTATTGATAGTTGAAATTCTATTTCCAGTTATTTGTATATCATCAACATATACTTTACTGTGATAAATTACAGGATCATCGCCTGAGGGTGCAAAACTAATAGTGTTTAAATCACTAGAAATAGTATTACCAGTAATGTGTAAATTACCGATATCTAGTTGATTATCTACTGTTAGTGTTGTTGAACGGGTTGTTCCAATTACGTCAAGATCTGTGTCTGGAGATGAGTTGTTGACTCCGATGCGACCGTTGTTTACATCTAGATATAAAAGGTCTGTCTCAAAGGCTAGATCTACCCCATTTCTAATGAGGTTTGCCTTTAAGAGCGGCCCACTTATGCGTCCAATTGCCATCTGCTCTCCTTATACACGGGGATCCTGTCCCTCCAACTACCTTACATTGCGAGTTGACCACAGTAAAAGATCAACACCTGGACTGTGTTGACAATTGTATTTAGTCTTTTTAAGGAATTAACCCAGTATTAGGCTGTAAACATTACCAAGATCTTCCATAAGAGGCTCGTTAACTTCTGCTCCTCCTCCTGTTGAAATTTGGTATCCATCGTCGGTTTGTAAACCAACTGTAAGTGTAATATCGTTAGTTGGACTTGAACCGCCTACAAATTCTGTTCCTAAAATAAGGATAGTATCGTCTCTGTTATATCCTATACCTGGATTAGTAACTGTTGCTGTAAGCACACCTGAAATTATTTGTAATGTAAATTCAGCACCAGAACCATAACCGTTTGTAGTTCCAGATAATCCAGATTGTATTTGGTCTGCTAGACCTGCAATACTGCCACTTATATTAACACCTTCAACTTCTCCAGCAAAACACTCTAGTCTTGCCAAGTTAGTATTCCATCTAGTATCACCAATTTCTGGATAAGCAGCACGTTGTGAATCATCACCTGCCGGAATTACCATTGCATTGGTTCCCATAAATCTTGTATAACCAATACCAGTATTACCAAAAGTCAATGGAGTCTCAGGATCTATTCTTACAGCACCATTATAATCTGTTAAATTTTCAATAACATTTAAATGTCCTGTGATAGCAATAGGTGTTGTAATAGGATTTGGATTAGGAGGAGTGCCAATACCTAGTGTTGGTGTAAGGCCGTCGTGAGAAATATTTACTTTATAAACACCCACGCTGTCTGAACCTGTTACGTATTCTGTAATAATAGTACCTGCGCCAACACCGGTACCTTGAATCTCCATACCTATAAAAAATTGACCTGTAATTGTTCCGCTGATTGTTAATTCGTCATTAACAATAGTTGCCTGGGTTGCACTTGCTGTGTATCTTTTCCATCTTGTATCTTCAATATAGTTTATTTCTGTATCAGGAGATAAGAAAATATCGTCATCGGATTGCATTCCAAATAACTCATTGTTACGACCATCAATATACATTTGGTCACTTACTTTTGCAGTATAAGGTCTATTAGTAACAACATTTGTTAAGTCAGGTGTCCATAATTCTGACCAACGTCTAGGACTTGAATCATTTGCTTGTTGACCTAGTTCGTGTTTATTGTCATCACCTGGTATGATATCTTGAGTAAGATCAGGAGATATAACAACAACATCTAAAGGTGAGTCACCAACTATTACATTTTCTGCTGCACTTAGATCTCCGTCAAGAGTAATGTTTCCGGTTACACCTAAATCACCATAAATGTTTGTGTTAGTTACAACATCAATCACACCACTTCCACTTGCTTGTAATTCAACAGACTGTGATGAATTTAAGCCTCCGATTTTATTATCATTAAAATAAAGATCATCACTACGCATTTGTTCAAAATACATAGCACTGCCTGCTGTTTGAGGCATAATATTAAGAGGTCCTACAATAGTAGAAAAACTACCATCAGCATTTATTAATACGTTGTCTAATCTTGCTTGTGAAGTAGCAGATGCATTTGTTGTAGATACATCTGTTCTAATGTCTAAGTCATATATTGGTGCATCTGTTTTGATACCAATTCTTTTATTAGTAACATCAAAATATAAAAGTGGAGTAGAATCAAAAGTGGTGTTAGAAAATTTTAAATCAACACCTTCTCTTTTTAGATTTGCATCTAGTAAATGTCCGCCAATTCGCCCCAATTGAGCCATTACAACCTCCTAGTTTGCAAATCCGAAGAATATAGTTACATTTTTACTGAATGGTACAGGACTTGTAAATTTTAGATACCAACCGTCGGCATATGGAGCACTAGGTCCTGCTAAACTTCCCGAACTGCTTTGCTCTAATGTAAAATTAGTTGATGGAATTTGTATTACGTTTTCAACTAAAACAATTATGTTGTTTGCACTTGCTGGAATATTTGCTAAAGGACCAAACACAGTTTCAGTTGCATCGCCTGGCCCAAATGTTTCGATTGAAATTGTAGAGGCTCCAGGAGCTCTAATAGTTTCCCATCTTCCGTTTATGTAACCTTCAAAAGATTCAGTATCTGTATTGAATCTAAAATATCCGTTAGCAGGATAAGTTGGATTTCCATCTGCTGGTTGTCTAACAGCAGTAACATCTGGTCTTTGTGCATTAGATCCTTTAGGAACCATAACTGCACCATTAAAATCCATAACAGCACGACCAAAATTATTAACCTGAAAGGTATTATCACTTGGACTGTATCTAGATGTATTTTGTGATTTTAAAAACTTCATAATAGTTTTCCTATACTGCTAGTGTACTAATAGTTGCTGTAACTAAATTAGCAGCACTAGTACCTATCCAAACTTGATCTCCTCCGTCAAGAACAATTTTTTCATCGCTAAAAAATACAGTTTCGCCTGCTGGTATTGTAAGATTACTTACAATAAGATTGTCTGCGGCAGCAGTGTCACCGTTTTTTACCAAATGAATGTTTACTGCGCAAGTATCTACAGATTCGTCAGTTACGTCTGGTGTTCCTGTGTTACACAAAACCATAGTAGTAATTGCGGTTGTCTGTGCTGTCACGCCGCCGCCAATTGGTGCACCTGTAGTTGTTGCAGTAAATACCAAGCTCGGTACAGTAATAGTTGATCCGGTTAATTGAGTGCTTGTTATCATCTTTTTCCCTTAAAATAGCATACTTAAAAGCAATGCTCTATTTTTACTTATCAGTTCTCCTGTGTCTGTAGCATTTGTAAAGTACAAACCTGTTTTTCCTACACTAGGAGCATTGCTGTACATTATTGTGCTTTCATTTACATATGCAGGAGTCACTGCAATTTCTTCTAATTCGATACCGTAGTTAGTTTGTAATTTACCTGTACCTTGTGTTCTTACAAATATATTAGCATTTGTATCGTTGTTGGTAATTTCATTTCCTGAAATTTCAATATCTTGTATTACTGTTCTGTTTGAATAAAACTGTGTATTCAACAATCCATCAATTACAATAGAAACAGCACTTTCCCCAAATGAACTATACCCTGTATTATCTGTTAGATATAGTAAACTTCCAGCAACATCTCGATCAGTAATAATAACTCTAGTGTCATCATCAATAATCTGGAAAGTAGGATTATCTCTAATTGAATCATCTACATATCTTTTATTAGGTATGTCGTCATCGTCTGTAATTTGCTGTTCATAATTTAATGTACCGGCAACTTTTACTACACCTGAGCCTGTTCCAATCAGTGTTAAATCGCCGTCGTCAGTATCTGAATTAGTTCTAATGAATCTTGTTCTTATTGCACTTTCAGAGTAATTAAAAACACCTTCCGGTGAACCTTTTGCAATATTAAATGTGTCATCGTTTTCATCATAAACGATAGAAGCAGGGGTTTCAGTTCCTCTGTCTACTTGTATACCAGCATAACGAAGTGTTACCCCTGCTCCAGTTTCGCCATAATTTAGAATTATAACGTTATCGTTTACATTTAAGTTTTCTGCTGACACAGTAAGAGTATCACCTTCAACTATAAGGTTACCTGTTACTCTAACTTCGCCTATACCTGGTCCGGTATCAAATAAAACCTGATTACCTTCTCCAGTTTTTATTGTATAGTCGCCATTGGTTTGTACAAACTGTGCCATTTATTACTACCTATTATCCAGTAATTGGTGTTAAAACAATGTAGTCTGCAGATGAATCGTTTTCTAGATACCAGTTGTACTTGTTTCCAGAAAAGTCAGTTGCAACACGCTTTGTAATTTTTGCGATTGCTACTAGATCTGCATCAAGTTGTCCGGTAGTTGAACCTTGGATTCTCATTTCACCTTCAGCATTTGGCTGAGTTGATTGTAGAGTACAGATTCTGTATGTTGAAGTAGTTGCTGCTTCTCCAACTCTAGTTACAGTAAAACTGTCTGATCCTCTTTGCTTGATGATGATACCATCTGTTTGTAATGAGCCTCTGTAGAACTCACAAGTGATACCTGTAGCAGCACCGGTAGGTATACCAATTGCGTCTACACCATTTTTATCTTTTCTAAGTGGTCTTCCCATTTGTTTTCTCCTATATTAGAAGTCCGATGCGGGTTCTAGCCGCTACGGGGTTGGTTCCCCATAAGTCCACCACCTTGGTGGCACACTATCTGACACAAGTATTTAGCCTTTTGAAAGTAAAGCCATTAGTTCCGCTTTGCTAATGCTGTTTATTAACTGATTAATTTTATCAATTTCTTCTTGTGCTTTGTCGATATATCTATCGCTTTTAGTTTGTTTGTATTTGATAAGCCATTCCATATATGCTTTCATATGGTGTTCGATTGAGTTTTGTATAGTTCTGATATCGTGGGCAAACATAGGATGCCTTTTGCGCCACTTGTCTAATTGAGTTCTTAGTTTGTCAAAATCATTATGACTTTCTATTTCAAGCATATAGTTATTTAACACTCAAAATACAGTTTTGTCAAGTCATAAAAAAAGGGCGACAAAAGCCGCCCTTTTAATAGGTTTAATTTTGCTAAAACTTACGCAAAACGTAGGTTAGCAGATGTAACCGCTACTTTACCTAAGTAGTCCGCTGCATTACCTAGAGATGATGCTGTGTTTGATAACTCAACATAACCATATCTAGTCATAAACGAAACTACTGGTTCGAAAGTAGACGGATCTAATACAACACCACTGCTCATTAATGGAATGTATGGGCAGTAGAATGCTGCTGCATCTGATTCGCTTGAACCTTTGTAACCGATTAACACGTCATCAGTTGTTGCATAGCCGTTAACATAAACTTTCATTGCACTGTTTAGTGTACCAACGAACTTAGTGTTTGTTGGTGCTTCAAAAGTACCTTCAGTTGTACGAGCAAACGCAGAAGTAGTTGCAGATTGTAACAGAGTTAATACTGTTGGTGAAACAACAGCCCAGTTACCTGCGCCTCTTCTTGTACGCTGTGCAATCAAGTTGCTAACTCTGTTGATTTGAACAGCAAGTGCTGCGTGTTCATCACCAACAAAAGTAGCAGTACCAGATACTGCACCTTGGTCGTATGTTAATGCGGCTGTACCAGCCAATGTGTTAAGTGATCCAATCACCTCTTGATCGATTTCAGCAGTAATCTCTTGTGCAAGAGCTGCCATAATCTCAGCCTCGATGTCAATACCCTGTTGAGCTTGTGCATCTTGAGCTGCTTCAAAAGTCCAACGAGCACTCAATTTACGAGTTTTCGCTTCGACTGTTTGTTTCAAGATTTGAATTGATAGTCTGTTACCTGCTTGACCTTCTAAAGCAGCAGTTGCAGCCGCTTTATCGTTAGCAGCAGCACCAGAATATCCTTCTGCAATCTTGAATGGTGATAGTGCTTCTTCACCTGCTGTTGTATCAGTACCTGAAGTCGAATTAAACGAATCAGCATATCTAACACGTAGCGTGTGAATTTGCCCTACTGGACCAGTCATTGGTTGTACACCAACTAGTTCATTTGCAATGACAGTTGGCATAACACGTCTGATTACTGGTAAAATGACGCGATTTAGTGTTGCGACGTTGCCGGCAGAAGTAGCACCTGCTGTAGCACTTTCTGACAAATACTTGCGAGTATTTTCAAGAGTGGTTGCCATAACAGTACGCTTGTTCCCATTTAAGCCCTCTAACAGAGCGTCTTTGGTTTCTGACCAGCGTGACTCTAATAGTTGTGACATTTGTTGTTCTCCTTAAACTTTAAGTCCCGCAAGCCTGCGGATGTCAAATATCTCAGCGCCTTTGCTCTCTGCGCCGATGTGTTGTGCCTGTGCTTTATCGCCTGTAACTTCTTTGCCTTCTGTTAACGCCTTTTTCGCTGGTACATTACCGTCCATAACGGCGCCAATGTATTTGTCAAAAGCGTTGTGTAACTTATTAGTCTGAACAGATTCTAAAAGTTCACTCATAACTTCGCGCTTGTCCTTACTTAAAGGTGATAGAAGTTCTTCCATAACCTTGTTTCTGGCTGCGCTATCTTTCATATGAGCAATTTCTGCTTCGCGACTTTCTACTAGTTTCTCTGCTTCAGCAACTTTTGCTTCTGCTTCTGCAACTGCATTTTCTTTCTGTTTTACAACTTTAAGAAGTTTTGCTGTTTCAGATTTTTCATTTAGATGACTAGCAGCATATTCACTTGCGAAACTTTCAAAAATTCTGCGACCAAAATCGTTTCTGCGAGCTGCTTCAATATCTTCTTTTAATTGACTCATTTCAGAACGCAATCCTTTAGAGACTGTTTCCTGAACAATTTTAGCAGATTTAGCAATAAAGTCTTTCTTAATTGCTTCAAACTTAGCCTTGCTATCTCTAACAAGTTTAACTTTAGTTTCTGCTAGATCTTTTTTGTCAGCGTGGAATTCAGCAATTTCTTTTGCTAGTGCATCCACAATAAAAGATTCTAATTTGGCAACATTGCCTGCTACGTTTTTACGGTCTTCGCGTAACTCAGCAAGTTCTTTTTTCAAGTTGTTAAGAACAAAAGATTCCATTGCTTCGGAATCCTTCTTCATTTTCTTAGCATACTTAGCTCTTGCTTCGATAAGTCCTTGACGGTCTTCAGCAAACTCAGATAGCTCGGCTTGAATTCTGTCAGCCAGCATATTTTCGACTGCTTCTACCATTGCGGCCTTATCGTGTTCATACTTAGACGCAAATTCTTCACGTAATTGCGTAGAGATTGTGTCACGGTTTTCTTGAACAGCAGTTTCCCAAGCGGATTCAATCTCCGACTTAGTTTCTTCGGAAATCACGTTATTTTCAAATAACTGTTTTACGAAATCTAACATTTGTGATTCTCCTAATGATTAAGACCTTGAATTACTTTTTTCAAGCTCTCTGCTATAAATCGTTGTGCCTGTTTATCGCCTTGTACTTCTTGAGCTACTTTAAATGCCTGATAGCCACCTTGTGTATTCATAAGGTGTTCATAAACTGGTGTTGGATAGGCGCCTGGTGCACTTGGTTGTGCAACAACATCAACAGTAATAATTTCAAAGCCATTAACATTGCCTTCGCCGTCTACTTCGCCTGATCCACGACTAGAAACTCCTAGTTTCACTCCCGACTCCAACATAGTCGATACTAATTGACCCATTGGAGTTGGAAGCATTTTAAGTTTTCCGTAGCCGTTAGGACCGTCCATCCACATTTTTGTTATCATATGAGATACACGGTCGAGGTTGATACGTAAATCTTGAGGATGATCAACTTCACCTAGCACTGAATACCCCCCAGAAATCTGTTCGTTGAGCGTCTTGACAGCCCTATCAATTTCCTTAGAAGAATAAACACGTTGGTTAGCATTACGAATGTCACCTTGAATACAGATGCCACTCAAGTGTAATGTCTTACCCTCGCCTTCATCACGCTCAATGATGATTTTAGCCTGATCGAAGCTCAGATGTTCTTGTAGGTTAGTTTTCAACCTTAGTCTCCTCTATTATCTACGACCACGGAAAAGTGATTGCTTGTTATCAGCCTGTTCAGCAGCACCTTTTTTCTCAGCGCCGTGTCCTTTTTCATTGGACATCTTTGTAGCATTTTTTGAACCTGGCGTATTAACGTTGCCTGCATTCTCTTCTTTAGGTGTAATATCTGCTAGTCCGCCGTCATTTTTACCTGACTCTTCACCGCCTTTTGCGATGTTAGCAGATGATCCGCCCATATCGTTTTTCATATTATCAACAACTGATTTTTTGTTGTCTGCAGATTCTGCGCCACCTTTTGCTTCAGCACCGTGTCCACCTGCTACTTTTTCAACATACTCACGCATTGTTGCTAATTCTGCGTCGCCTTCTGGGTCTGCAGATGCTTCAGGAGCAAAAGTTTCTTCTTCTTTTTCTGCGTCCATATCCATCTCATCGCCTTCTTCGCCGCCTTTAATCTCATCGAACTTTGCTTGTAGTTCGTCAACGATTGAATCTAGGTCTTGGAATAACTCTTCCGGCTCTTTTTCGCCTTCTTCGTCATCACCTGTGATATCTGCTTCTAGATCGTCTGTAGCGTCTCCGCCCATTGCGTCCATATCATCATCTTTTTCTTCATCGTCACCTTCTACAGCAACTTCTTCAAATTCTTCGTCTACTTCTTCATCTTTTGAATCTTCTTCAGATGCTTCATCGACTTTGTCATCTTCTGCATCGTCATCTTTAGATGCTTCATCAACTTCTTTGTCTTCTGCATCGTCATCTTTAGATGCTTCATCTACTTCTTCATCTTCCATTTCTTCTTGGATTAGATTTTCGTAAACTTCTCTAGACTTTGTAACCACGTATTCGTGGAATAATTCTTCTGCTTTGTCTTGTTCGTCATTAACAAGATGCTCAAGCATTTTTTCTAATTGCGATTTGTCTGCCATTGTATTCTCCTTTTGATTGGTAAGGCTGTTTCGTTATGTATTTACATAATTCCTGTAAAACCAGGTTTAAATGGGCATATTTTGGCTCGTTTGACTTTGATATATAGTTCCTTCGAAGGTATTTTCAAAATCTTGGAATGTAATATGCCGTAAATTAGTATATTGCGGCCCTAATTTGTCAGGTACAAAAGCACCTGGAGTCACTACTCTATAAAATTTCGTGCTTTTAAACTCTTTAATTACTTTTTCTGTTTGACTTAGCCAGTTACCAAAAAAAGTAGCAGAATCAGTACTTTTTTTATAGTTAAATGTATTTGCGTATACATTATTAAACTTTCCTTCTAATCCTCTGTAATCAAAACCAAAAATATAAACTTCTTTATGTCCATTTTGTGCAGCAAACCATAGTGCTGTAGGACCGCTTGACCACCCTTTATGAGGGCTAAAAAAGTTGATTTTGTTTTTTGTTTTAATACCTTTGTTAGGATTTGTCCAGATAGTTCCTTTGGTATTATATCCAGCATCTATTAATTCGTTGACCATTTTCACATCAACTGCAACTAAAAAATGTGGATCAAATTCTCTATACTGTGCGTTACATCCATACACTGTTCCTTTGTCAAGCAACTTAGAGCAGTCTACATTGAGTCTACTTTTTCCGTTACCTAAAACAAATGCAGGTGTTTTATAGATTTTCTTATTCGGCTGGTTCTGTTGGTGTTGCATACATCTGCCTGATAAATTGTAATTCAGATTCTTTTTCGGCTGCGTGTGCTTCAGCCTGCATTCTGATTTCATTAATTTGACGGAGTGTAAGCCTAATCTTTCTGGTATCACTTGGATGCAATACAGAAGAGTCTTTGCTGTTATCGTATCTGCGATCTACAGCGAAGTCATTTATTTCGTCATTAAAATATAAAAATTCTCTCAATAACATAGTCTTATTTATTACTGCGCAGGAGTTTCTGTGCCTGCGGCTGCTCCTTCTCCGCCTGCTGGTTCAGCGGCCGCTGCCGCTTCTGGTGCAGCATCTGCAGTTTGGTCTGCCGCTGCTGTTTCCATTCCACCTGGTGTGATACCTGCGCTTCTTAATTCGCCTGCGGCATCGCCTGGTGCTTGAATATTTGCAGCATTTTCTTCACGCCACAATCTTTCATTTTCTTTGATCTCTTCTTCAGTTAAACCAAGGTAACGTTTCATAGCAAAACGTTTTGATAAGAATGGAACTTCTCCTAGTGCACCGTATAAGTTAGCACGAGTAGTATCAAGTTCTGCTTGTCTGTATGCTGCAAAGTTTTGTGGTGCAACAAATTTTAATTCAAATAGTGTTGGATCAATGTTATAACCATTGTTGTGTAACCAAAGTTTAAATTCTGTATCAAATGATTCTACGATACTTGATTGTAATCTTTCACAATACTTGTTGAAACGAAGTTCTTGAATATATGCTGTACCTACTTTTCCATCTGCAACTGTGTTAGGTTGTTCGTCAATTGCTGTTGGCAAATAACTTGCCGGAATACGTAAAGCACGGAATAACTTGTTAGTGAAGTAACGCAGATCAGTAATTTCACCTAGGTTAGTACCACCTGGTAGTGTTTCAACTTTAGAACCTCTACCTTCTGCTGTTTGTGGAAAAAAGTAATCTTCGTTAGTAGATAAAGGATTGTATGAAGCATCAATAACATTTGTACTTCCGCCTGTTTGTGACGGAATACGTCTTTGTTGAATTTCATTTTTAACTTTTTCAACAAAGCTCATTGCCATATGCGAAGGCATATTACCTACATCAACATAAAAAATTCTACGCTCTGGTGCACGTTGAATACGATAGATAATAATTGCATCTTCTAGTAATTCTTTTTGTTTGTATACTTTAAAAACACTTTCTAATAAACTGTTACCAAAAGGATAATTGTTATCTAAGCCTTCTGATAATGAAATGTGCATTATGTGTTTTGCATCAACAGTAATTTCATTTTGACCTTGATGGAATCTTGTTCCTGGAGGTTGTGCAGCAGTTCCTACCATACCTCTACCAAAACCACCACCACTTGTATAAGATGTCGTTCCACTCGGTGAAGTATTTGTTGTTCCGTGTGGAGTAGTTGCTACAAGATCTTTGAAATTAAAATTAATATCTCTTATAACATACTGCTCGGGAATCTTTCCTTCGGATTCGTTAACAATAATTTTTGACACTTTGGCCTGATCCACATATAAAAGTTTTTTAGTTTCTGGATCACGGATAAAAAAACAGTCGCCATACTTAAATGCATTCCTTACAATTCTAAAAATTCTAGTTTCAAACTGTTGTTGTTTTGCCCATTTCTGTAATGCTTCTCTTAGAAGTTTTGTTTCAGTTCCAGTTGGTTGGCCTCTAAATCCAAAATTAAATGGGGTTGTGTTTTCGCTTTTACCTGTACAAAATTCTGCAATAATATCCAAAGCAGCATTTACTTCAGAATCCATATCCATTGTATCATATTGCATATAACGTTCAATTCTATTTGGTGCGCCAGCATATACATCAGGAAGATAAGAAGAATAGTTTGCTCTAGCAGGACCTGGTCTGCCACCACCGCTAATTGGACTGTATGAACCGCTTTGATTTTCTGTGTTAACAGGTGTAAAGTATTTTTTCCAACTCATTTATTTTTCCAATTTAAATATCCCAACCGTCAAATTGCATTCTTTTTGCTTCACTTAACTGTGCTCTAAGTAAAGCATTTCCTTGACGTTGTAGTGTTATTAATTCTTCAACATTAGTATTTAATATATTAAGAGGATTACCTGCGTTGGAACTGGCTACTGATCCAGGTGCTGTTGATCCTGATGATGTAGTTGTAGGAGTAGTTGCTGTTCCTGGTGCAGTAGTACCAGTTGTAGTTTCTGCTGTTGCATCAGGTGTTAGAGCATTTGTTCCTACGGTAGCATTTTGAGTTGTACTAGTTGTCGGTAACGATGCTTCTAAATAACTGTTTTGGCTATCAATTTCATTTTGAAGAACAGCAAGACTATTACTGTAATCCAATTCGCCGCCACTGATTGCGTTATTCTTTTCTTCCAGTGTATTGGCTGCATCTCTACCAATCTGTTCATACTGTCCAATTAGACCTCGCCCTGCTCTATCACCAAAATCAGTGATGGACTCCCAGGCTCTTGCACTTGAAGCATTTATTTGTTCTTGAAGTTGTGCTTGGCTAGCATTATGTAGTTCTAATTGTTGTGCCTGATATGCTTCTCTTTCTGCTACACTTTCTTGTATATTTCCTGATAGTCTATTAATGTAGTTTACACTTCTTTCGTTTAGAGCATCTTGTCTACTATCAAGTTCAGCACGACGTCTTGCCCAATCTTCTTCTTCTTCGGCAGTGTCGTTCCAACTCATTAGTTCTTCGACCCAGATTTTCATCCTTTGGAAACTGATAGACAGTTGTTCAAGACCAATTCTAAACGGTTCGATGATATCATCTAGACTTCTAAATGCATCAAACACACTAGAAACTTTGTCATACAACCAACTAAAGATTTCGATAACTGGCGAAACAAAATTATACAGTGTTTGGAATATAGGAGTAATATATTCTCCAATCATATTTCCAAAGTCTGCTATCTTTTGACCGATCCAACTGAATATTCCGCCGGCTGCTTCAATAGGTGGAATTAGAACAGTCTGGAAGAAGTCAGCAACTGAACTGATCATTCTTCCCATAAAGTCTATGGCCGGTTGGAAGAAACTCTTGACGTGGTATACAACTTCATTGAATACGTAAAGTAGTTTTTGACCTACCAATTCATATACTGCATTGAATACATTTGCTACGCCTTCTAGTAGAGATCCTAGATATCTCAACGGTGGCATTACTATATTTCCTATAATAAATCCAAGTGTATCAAGTGCTGGCCCTAGCACTGTTCCTATTATACTAATTACAGGTTTTATTACCATTGCAAAAACTTCAAACACAGGCATAACCACAGTTCTAATCAGTGAAGTTAATCCTTCAAACATACTCATCATTGAATCTAGTAATCCTGTGCTTTGTAAAAAGTTTAGGAATTCGATAGAAATTTCATTAACTCTTCGTCTCATTGATTCAAAACCTTGAATAACTCCGTCGCTTACTGCAACTTGTTCATTCTGTGAGTTGGTTGCATTAGTTAACGCATCTCTTTGTATGTTTGCAGCATCAACTACTCTCATATACGTGTCGCCTAGGTCTCTGTTGAATCTACCTTGGTCTCTGTACTGTGTTCTTCTTTCTTGACCTTCAGCCTGCATTATGTTCTGTAGTTCTTGTTGCATACCTGCGGTAATAGTACCACCTTGTTCTGTTATTCTTGCAAACTCCTGCATCTTTGCTGCTGAACGAGGCATAAGTGCTGCAAACTCTTCCGATTCTTTTGTTGTCGCTGTACCAGTTGAAATAATATCTTTAGCAACACCTTGTAGTCCTTCTGGCAATCCGGTAATGGTATTTCTTAATGCATCTGCCTGTTCAACTCCAAGTCCAGCAACAGTTGCTTGGAACTGTGCATCTCGTAAAAGTTTTGCCTGGTTTTCTTCAATCTGTTCGCGTTCTTGTCCTGTTGCTTTAGCAAGTTTGTCAATTTCTCTCATATAGTTTGCAGAACGTGCTGCAAGTTGACTGGTACTCATATTTTGAAGTTTGCCTGTTTGTCCTACAATTTTTGAGTATCTTGACATACCAACACTGACCTGTTCAGAAGTAAATCCAAGTGCATTCAATTGCGACATCATTCCTGATGTACGCATTTCTTTTGAAAGCATTTCAAAACGTCTACGTCCTGATTCAACATCTCCGCCTAGTAGCCTAAATGCTTCTCCATTTGAAGCAACAAATTTTGCATATTGGTCAAGAGTCATACCAGCACCTGCCGCAGCACGTGTCATATTCTGTACTTGACCTCCAAAACTTGCTCCTGATGCTGATGCAGATTGAACAGCATCAACCATTTTTTCTGTGGCTGCTGCTACTTTTCCAAATACTCCTCCAAGGATAGGAATGCTTTGTGCTGCTTTGGTTACATTATTATCTAGTTCTGCGATATTGGAAATAACATTAACAGCCATTTCCCCAACTTTAACAAATGCAGCACCTAGGTTAAGAGCTCCTGCACCAAGTTTGGCAAATCCTGCAACTAGTTTGCCGGCCTTTTGTCCAACGGCATTCATTAGACCGCCTTGTTTTTTAGCCGCTTTTCCTAAAGGACTGTTTTCGCCGATAACTTTATCGGCACCACCACCGCCTGCGGCACCGCCGCCGCCTTGGCCTCGTTTGAGTACTTTTAAAATATCCTGTAAAGTTTTCTCTGTAGCCGCATTGTTTGCTTCTATGAGTCCAACTCCTGGAATATCTACTGTGACTGCCATTCTTTAAAATCCTGGTTAAATGCGCATATAAATACGTTTACTATATAATGTATTTATTAGGAGAAAACTATGGCGGATGAACTTCCAAAGGTGGAAATTACCCACACACCAAAAAAGGTAAACCCGCTTGCCAATTATTATAGACAGCCTAAACTGTATATCAAGTTGCCAAGCAAAGGCCAATATTACCCACAAGGTGCACTAGATGTAGCAGAAAATGGCGACTATGCTGTTTATGCTATGACAGCAAAAGACGAATTAATGCTTAAAACACCAGATGCTTTGTTATCTGGAGAAAGCACAGTACAAGTAATCAAAAGTTGTATACCTGCAATTACTGATCCTTGGCAAATGCCTACAATTGATGTTGATGCAGCATTGATTGCTATTAGAATTGCAACTTACGGAGAATCAATGGATGTTACAGGAACTTGCCCAAACTGTAAAGAAGAAAGCAAGTACAGTATTCCTTTAACAAGTATGCTTAACAAAGCACAGGCATTTGATTGGCAGCCTGTAGTTGATGCAGACCCATTGGTTATTAAGATTAAACCTTACAACTATCAAATGCTTACAAAAACAAATATCAAAGCATTAGAGCAGCAAAGAATTTTAAGTATCGTAAACAATGACGAAATGTCAGAAGAAGAAAAACTTAAAAGATTCAATGAAAGTTTTGTCAAACTTACAGAACTAACAGTTGACACTTTGGCTAATGTAGTTGAAAGCATTACATCGCCTGAGGGTGAAGTAACTGATAGAGAAGAAATTAGAAACTTTATGAACAATGCTCCTAAGGAGATTTTTGACAAAGTACAACAGGCTGTAGGCGAACTCAAAGAAAAAATTGAAATGCCACCGCAAACATCAAAATGCGAAAGTTGTGAAAAAGATTTCACAATGCCTATTACACTGGATCAATCAAATTTTTTCGCCGGCAGATCCTGACCCTGCCCGTATCAGAGATCGTTGAACTTTCCTCTAAGATGGATAAAGAGGCTAGGGCACTTAAAAAAGAATGTCTCAAAATCTGTTGGTTTATGAGAGGTATGAACTATTCAGATGTTATCTATCTTAGTTGGGAAGAACGAGAAATTGTTGGCGAAATAATCAAAGAAAATTTAGAAACAACCAAAAAAACTTCACTGCCTTTTTTCTAGGCTGCTAATTTATTTTTAACTTGATCAATAACTTCTGGACCTGCTTGTTTAATTTGTTTGGCAAGTGCAGGTAAGTCTACGCCTGTGGCTGGAGCAGTTCCAGTCTGTGCTGTGTTTTGACCAGTCTGTGCTGTGTTCTGATCGCCGCCACCTTGTGGTGTAGTTGTAGTATCTGTTCCAGTATCAGTTGCTGGTGTTTCGCCACCTTGTTGAGCAGTGTCAGTTCCTGTTTGTGTATCTGTTGTAGGAGGTGTTTCTCCGTCTTGTGGTGCAGTTGTAACATTATCACCTTGATCACCGCTTGTTGACGCTGTATTCGTGTCTGTGGCACCATCTGTGCTTGTTTGTTCGGTGTCGCTGACAATATTAGTTCTTAAAACTGGATATGCTTGATTTGCACCTTGATTTGGATTGTTTACAACACTTATTGAATCTGTTTTTCCATTTGGACCTTTTTCAGGATCTACAATGTATCCAATTTTTTCTTCACCAGTTTTGGCATTTTTGAATGTAACCTTTTCGCCTTTTTTCATTGTAGCCGCTGTGGAAGTATTTCCTGTTTGCGTGCCGGCTTGTGTATCATCAGTTGTTGCTGGATCATCGCCGCCTGCATTAGTATCCGCTGCTCCTGTGTCAGTAGTGTCTGAACCACCGTCACCTGCTGTTGAATCTGTAGGAGCATCTGCATTTGTTTCTGCATCCGCTGCACCTGGATCTTGATCACCGTCTGGTGCATCTGTTGCTGCTGGAACTTCAATCTTCATTGAATCGTAAGTTCCTTTAATAACATCATCTGCAACACCTAGTCCTTTAATAACATTGTATACTTCTGCACTGTCTGTAGGTGAGCCTGCTTTCTTCCAAGCATTCATTAATTTTTCTGCTGTTACTTTTGTGGTAACTTGTTTTGCTGCGCCTGCAATTGCACCGCCTGCTGCCTTAGCACCTTTAGCAACTGCGCCGCCTACTGCCTTGGCACCAGTTTTTAATGCGGTGCCTACTTTGCCTGCTGCACCTTTAAGTGCATCTAATGGTCCTTCATTTAAATTCTGTCTGTGATAGTATGACACTGCATCAAACACACTTTCAAACATCAGTTTGTTTTCTAACATATGTGTGTTTACTCGTTCAACTCTGTTGAACAGCATATAAATCTGTCCTTCAGAAAGTCTTTTTACTTTGTAGTCAATTGATTCTTCTGCTTTTGCAGGTGCTTCTCCGGCGCCAACAACCTTTTTATCTTGCAACGCTATACTCATCGCAACCGCTGATGCTGCTGCACCAATTGATTTAGCAAGGTCCTGTTTGAATGTATCAACTACTACATCAATACCTGCTTTGGAAGAGGAACCTTCACCTGTATATTCATTCATAAACTGAAATAATTTTTCAGTATCTTCGTCTGATAAGTTTGCTTTATCGATAGCATCCCACACCGGATGAGATGGTTGAGTACTAACTTCTTGTACTGCAAATACCGGATCACCATTAGCATCAACACCTTCAATTGTAACAGAACTTGTAAACTTAATCGGTGGCTCAATGCCTCCCACGCTTGTGCTAACTTCTGATTTAAATTGATCGCCTACTTTTATTTCTGCACCATCTGGTAGTGTTGTTGTTCCTAGTTCAGGAGCGTCACCTGTCCAAGACGTTGCGCTAGATTCATTTGCTGAAATGCTTTGCCCCATAAATTCTGCATCTGCCATTCCTTTTTCCATTTGGAACATCTTTTGCAACTGATCAGGATCAATACCTTTTGATTTTGCCCATTCAGCAACTTCAGGTGCTATGTCTGGTTCTGCGTCAAAATTAATGCCTGCTTTTTTAAGTTGATCTGCACTTACAGGTTCTGCTTTAACCGTTTCAACAGTTGAAGCATTTGTAGCACCTGCATCGGGAGAATCTCCCCCAGGACCGTCTGCGCCCGCAGTTGCATCGCCTGATTTGTCAACACCAACGTCAGTTGTGGTTGTTGTGTCTCTTTGTAGATCCTGTCCTTCAAGGCCAGCGTGATCTGCTAGTGCATCTCTGCCGCCTAGCTCATTAATTTTATCACTTATTTCTGAAAACTCTGCTTTGAATACTTCTAGTTCTTCGCCTGAAACATTTTTAAGTGCTGTTTCTAGTGCATTCTGTGTTTTAAGTAGATCTTCTGCTGCTTCAGGTGAAAGATTTTCAATGCTTGTGGCCTTCATTCCTTCCAACGCACCTACATCAATTGACTGTCCGTCACTGGCAATAAGTGTTTGTGCAACATCTGGATCAACCAAGTCACCAATTAGTTCAATGCCAGCACCAATACCAGCACCAGCAACACCTGTCATTGCTGACTTACCGATTGCTGTTGAGAGATCTTTGCCTTGAAGAACATCTTTGGTTGCTCGTGCAAGGAAACCGCCTACTAAACCGCCTAGTGGTCCGCCTGCTAGTGCAGCCGCTGCTGTTAGAATTGCAACTGCAACACTGGCTTTTCCTGGATTTTCTTTTGCCCAGTCACTTACTGCTTTTACGCCTTGAACTACTTTTGAATCTTTGTCGCCAATTTTAGTTTTTAGTTCGTTAAACTTGGCATCCATATTTTGAACTGGACCTGCACTCTTAATTGCAGCCCCTAGTTTATCAATTTCTGCTTTGATTTGACCTGCTGCATTTTTAACAGCATCTGTGCCTTTACCTATTGCTGTTCTATTATCTCCAGCAGCGGTTGCACCTTGTTCAATGCTAGTAAATAGTTGATTAATTTGATCTGCTGTTAGGTTTGCTTCAAGAACAATGCGCTCAACATTTTTTACAAAAGGATAAATACCTTTTGTTCTAATAGTAGCATTTCAGGATCGTTCCATCCTTCAGTAATATATTTTTTTTGTAATTGTTCTATTCTCATTACAGCATCCTTAACAATTCTTTTTTCTGTTGTTGATCAAGTTTGGCTAATTGTTCGTCAATTTCTTTTGGAATAGCAGTGCCTTGTGCATCAGCGTTTTGGTCAGCACCTCCGCCTTTAAGGCCCTGTTTGAATCCTGACATAAATCCACCCGCACCACCTTGTGCCGGTTCATCAACTCCGCCTGCGCCTTGTTGTGCAATGCCTCCAGTGTCCTGCATAATTTTATCTTTTGCAGCAGCCATAAAAATTTTATCTAATTGTAAACCTGTAAATCCTTCCATAACAGCATCATCTGTATATTCGACAGATTGATTAACTACATTTTTTTCGCTAGGTGGTACTATTTTCTTTTGGCCTTTCATTACTACTGCATCATCTGTGTTTGCATTAGTTGCTGTGTTTGGTGTTTGCTGCTTGGTGGTATCAGGTTGTTTTTGTTTTTGCATACCTGCTTTAGCACCAGCGGCTATGTCTTTTGCGGCGTCAGCCGCTGCGGTAGCGGCCTTGCCAATACCTTTTGCTACTGTGCCGGCTGCTTTACCTAGTTTTTGGCCCATAGTAGGATCTTTCATTGCTGCTTCAGCACCTTTAGTAGGATAACCTTGTTTTTTAAGAAATCCTATGACTATTTCTGGAGTAGCGCCTTGGCCTTGATCTACCTGTCCTAGATATTCATCAAATTGATCAGATAATTTGTTGGCCATATCACCAACTTTTAATTCGCCTTTTGCTTTACGTCCGGTTCTACCAGGTACAAGTGATTTGGCTTTTGCACCAAGTTTGCCCAATACACCCATAGGTCTTTCATCGAGCTGTTGTTCTGTTATAATTTCATTTAGACGCATTGATTATATCCATTATATTACTGTAGTGTTATTTATGTTTGTTACTCTTTTAAAAGAGATCTAAAGATCTCTTGCGTTTTCGCTATCGCTCAACGCTTTTTCTTCATCTAACACTTTATTATATATGAAAAAACAATTGCGAAGCAATTTTTTAGCATCATCTAGATAGTAGAGCCACAATTCGCCCGTTGCCGGACGAATTAGTGTTAGCCATCATCTGAGTTAGCGTCACCACAACTGTTTAAGAAGATTACATATAATATGTACGGAGGCGGCGTACCGTCAACCCCCTACTTCAGCATTCGCAAATATACGCGGAAGGCAGTTGATCCCAAACAGTCGAAATCACTTACCCGTGTGTTGTACCTTTTTCACAGAGCACACATCTTTTTATGCCTTAAGTTAGCATTGTCCTTGCAACGCACCAGTATCTGAACGCACTCTGTCCGTACGACAGGCGTCCTCAAGGTGAGTCGAGGTACCCCGACCAAACCGTGTTGCTATGTTACTTGTTGTTAAGTTGTCTTTCTAGAAGTGCCTTGCGCAATTTATCTGAACCGCCTACTCTTACATTAATAATGCCATTGTAATAATCGTCTGATTCTAATACCCTACGATCAAATTGTTCTCTAGCCTCGATATAACTCATTTCTGCTCTATTTGTGCAAAGATAAAGTATTTCTCGTGTAAAGTTTTGTGAGCCTAGTGCCTCTACATCAGCGATAAGTCTATCGGATGAACCCCAATATTCTTTCCAATCTGATTCTTTGTGACCTCTTCTTTTGTTTTTTCGGCCTTTGAGTGGTGGTTTAGTAGTTTTGAATTTGGCTAGTTTTTTGCCTATGTATTTTTTATTGTTGGTCTTGTTGGTTATGAGATATACAAAGCCTTCGTATTCATCTGGAATACTATCAACTATTTTGCCTTCAAATGTCCAACTCGGATTCTCCATCAGTTTTACTTACTTTCGATGGACGTCCGACCTTGCCTTTTCTGGCTTCTTTGCGATCTTGCCTTTTGTCTTGAATTTCTTTACGCCTTACACTTGCAAAATTTCTTATTTCGGATAACCAAAATCGAGCCTTAATACCTGCTTCGTCTGAACCTTTGTATTCAAAACGTTCTTGCCATTTAAAATAGTTCTGGAACGCTTCGATCATTTTGTCGTGAGCATCTGTTGCCATACAACTATTGGACTATTTCTACATCATTTGAATAAGAAGTAAATCCATTCTCCTTGATAACTTTTAACACGTGATTAACACGACCTGCTAGATCATCTCTATGTGAAATTAAGAATACGTTTTTATTACGTTCACGTGTCATTTTCTTTAGAATACCAATAGAACTTTCAACACCTGCACTGTCCATACCACTATCTACAAGTTCGTCAATAAACAGTAAATTAATACCGTGGTATAAACTTTCCCATACGTCACGGAATGCCCAACTCAGACTTAAAATAAGTCTATTTCGCTCACCTCTACTGAGGTTATCGAAGTCTAAGTCCTGTCCTAGTTGTGTAATAACTACCGTTAAATCGTTCTGGAATTCAACAATATGCGGCAATCCTACCTTAGCAAGATAGTATGTTAGGCGTTGATTTAGATATGCTAGATTCTGTTCAATAATCTTTTTACGCACAAATGAATCTTTATTTGTTAGCAATTTGTATAGGAAGTCTTGATGATCTTTGACTTTTGTTAGTTCATTTAGTTCATCAAAACTTACTTCCTGTATTGCAGTTTCTTTTAAATCTTGAATTTGTTCTGCGTATGGATTTTCTTCAGCACGTTTTTGTTCAAGTTCCTTCTGCAAACTCTCAACTGTATTCCTGTGGTTGTATGCTTCTTCTACACTATCATACTGTGTAGCGGGGCAGGATTCAAGTTCTCCTATGTCATTTACAACTTTTGCGTGTTCTTCATACTGTGTTTCGTTGGCCAGTATTTGCAGTGCTGCTTCTTTTTTCTGTTCTTCTTTATTTTTAAGAATTTCTTCTTGTTGAGTATCGTGAAGTTCTTGACCACAGGTATGACACTTGTGTTCTTTCAACATTTCAACTTCTTTGTCTAGTTTTGCAATTAGTTTTTCTTGTTTTTCGTTGTCAGCGGTAATAGATGCCATCCAACGCTGTGCTTCGTCTAGTGAACGCTTCTTGTCGTTGAAGTTCTCCCAACATTTGTGTGCTTCAATCTCTGCTTCAATATCAATTTTTTCTAATGCAACAATACTTGATTCGAGAGCATTGATAGTTTCTTGTTTGGTATCTTCCCACATACGCTGTTTGCGTTCAAGACTTTGAATGTTTTCTTGTATTCTCTCGTTGCTGGCTTTAATAGTTTCTATTCTTGTATTTTCTGCATTAATTGCATCTCTATTGAGTCGCATTTTTTCTTTAAGATGATCTGCTTTTTCTGAAAGAAGTGTTATACCTAGCAACTGTTCAATAATCATCCTTTGATCGTTGTTTTTCATCGAAAGGAACGGTTCAGTATAAGTGTTTAGAGCAAGGATATGCTTAAACATATCGTGACTCATACCAAACAAGTCTTCAATTGCCTTCTGTGTTTCGCGACTATCACCTTGTGCTTCGTCTTGATCTACAGGCTCTTGTTCAGTTCCATTAACCGTAAACTTAAGAATATTAGGTTTTCTTCCTCTATGAATAGAATAGTCAATACCATCCTTTTCAAAATCAATAGTAACCAACATACCTTTGCTGTTAATTTTATTGATAAGGTTATCTCTCTTAATATTTGTTAGAGCATTACCATAGATTGCATAACTTAGTGCGTTAACGATAGTAGTTTTACCAGTGCCGTTTCTGGAACCGCTATCGTCACCGCCTAAGTCAAGGTTTTCACCTAGAACAAGTGTAAGTTCGCCTTTGTCAAAGTCAATTGCTTGAGTTTGATTACCCACACTCATAAAGTTTTTAACTGTGATGTTTTTTATTTTAATCATAGGTCCTGATAAATCTCCGTGAGCATACGTCTGTCATATGTCTCGCTGTCTAGTTGCTCGATCTGATTTAGTACAATTGTATCAACGCTTTCAAATGAAACATCAATAGGATCAACATTAGATTCAACTTCTACTTTTTCTGGAATCAGCATAAGTTCACGCAACTTAAATTGCGGAATAAATTGTTCTTTGATAAAGTTTGCTTCTTCAAAAGTAATTTGCACATCAATAGTGACTCTGGCGTGCATTTTTTCCTTAAGATGTTCTTCAGGCTTTTCTAAAAGTTGACTTAGTTTAAAGGTTCTATAAACAGGTTGATCTACCCAAGTCTTATATTCAGGTTTTCCTCCCCATTCTAGTGTCATCATTCCACGTTCATCATCCCAAGCATCTGCATAATTGTGCGGAAATGCATTACCGATATAGGTTACATTGCCCTTAGTCTGTCTTTTGTGGAAGTGTCCTGAGAACACATACTCCTGATTAACAAAATGATCTGGTTGTAATTCTCCGTGGTCAGGCATCTCAACCATTGCATTCATTTTAAAGTATGGAAGTTCAAAGTGACCAAACACGTATCTGCTTTTAATATTTTTTACTGCTTTCCATTCTTCCCCTACCAGCCAAGGTAACAGTGTTACATCACCTTCTGTCAGTTGTTCTGTAACTGGAATGATATTTGGAAATAATCTCATAAACTCAATTGAGTTAATTTCACGTTTGTCTTTGTAGAACAAATCGTGATTACCTACCATAAAGTAGGTTTTCTCAAATGTGTCGTTGAGCCTTTCTAGATTAGAAACTGTATAGTTCATCGTGCTGACATCTGTAGTCGCACGATTGTGGTGCCAGTCTCCTAAAAAGATACAGGTCTCAGCACCAGCGGCTTTTGCTTCATCGCAAAACCATTTAACAAAATCTTCACAATCAATGTTGTGTGTCCTGCTACCACTTTTCATACCAAAGTGAATATCTGTAAAGCAGGCTGCTTTCTTA